CGACTTCAAGGCCGCCGTCCTCAAGACGCGTAAGATGGTCAAGGCCGAGGACATGGAAGGCCAAGTCTTCTCTGGCAAGCAAGCCGCCCAGCGCGGTCTCGTGACTGGCCTTGCGGACTCTTTCAATGAAGCGGTCGCCATGTGGGCTGAGAACAGCATCGCCCCTGCCCCTGCCGTCCCTGCTAAGAAAAAGTAATGGCTATCGACGTCCCCGACTACGTCAGCGCTGCCGCCGTCCGTGGCCTTCAATGGCATAAGGACGGACTCTCAGGCGACGGCGTGACCGACCAGACGCTCGCCGAGGCCCGCGACATGGCTAACGGCTCGGTTTCCGAAGACAAGGTTCGCCGGATGGGTCCGTGGTTTAGCCGGCATCGTCCCGACATGGACGCCCCTAAGAACGACCCAGACTCCCAGGACTTCCCTGGAGCGGGTGCCGTGGCTTGGGCTCTATGGGGTGGACCGACCTCGGGCGACATCATGCGGACCGCCGACTGGGCTGAAGCCAAGGTCAAGCAGCTCGACGAAGAGTCTGCCGCCGCCCAACTTTCCCAAATTAATCTTCCAAACAAAACATCTGTAAGCATGACTATCGAAGACCAACTCTCGACCGCCGACCTTCTCGCCCAGGCCTTAACCGCCGAGCGCGACGACCTCCGTGCCACCGTTGAGAAATTGACCGTAGGCGCCGTGGACGAACTCTCTGCCATCAAGGCAGACCTCGTCACCAAGGAAGCCTCCCTCTCTGCTCTCGGTGTCTCCCTCGAAAAGGCTACCGCTGAACGCGACGCCTTCGCCGCTAAGATCGCGGAACTCGAAAGCACCAAGGTCTCGGCCTCCAAGGAAGCCGCTAAGATTGCCGCCTCCGTAGGCGTCGAACCGACCGCCATCATCCCCGGCTCCGACAACGTCGCTGCCAAGGTGGACGCTCTCGCTGTGTTTAACAGCCTGACCGACCCAGCCGCTAAGGCTGAATACTTCGCCAAGAACGCCCAAGCGATTTACGCGGGCATCAAGGTCTAATTTTTCTCTCACCCTATCTCACCCAAATAATATAATAAAATGGCCAACTCCCTAGCCGCGGCGCCAGCCGTGCTTTCCGTCGGTGTCATCAAGGCACTCGCTAACCGTCTCCCGATGCTCTCGGGTTTCTCCACCGTCTTCACCTCGTCCGTTCAGAACGGCGGAGCGGTTATCCAAGTTCCACTAATCGGTACCTCCACCGCAACGGAGTTCGGCTCTGGCGGTTACCTCACGCAGGACGACGCTACCGTCACCTCATCGAGCGTCACCCTCAAGCACTTCAAGGTTTCCAGCCGCTTCAGCCCTCTCGACATTCGTCAGTACGGCGTGCAGTTCTTCGCGACTAACTTCGCTGAAACCGCCGCTATCGCTCTCTCGCAGAAGTGCATGGAAGAAATCAACAGCCTGATTACCGCCGCTAACTACAGCTCCAACACCGTCACTGGCGTTGCTCTCGGTTACGCTGAAGTGGTCGCTGCTCAGAAGACCCTCGACGACGCCAAGGCCCCAGACAAGCGTGCCCTCGTCCTTAACAACACCTACATCTCCGACCTCCGCTCGGATGCCTCTATCATCGCTGCCTTCCAGCTCGGTGCTAACGTCATCTCGACTGGCTCCCTCGGTACGATTGCCGGCGCTCAGGTCTACCAGTTCTCGAACCTCTCGGGCAACTCCCAGAACCTTTCTGGATTTTTGTGCGGAGCCGACGCTATCGCTTGCGCAACTGCCCTGCCCTTCAACGAAATCCCGGGTGCTGATGTGGCCTCGGCCACCGACCCAGCAACGGGTCTCTCGGTCCAGGTCATGATCCTTCAGGAGCAAAGCGGCTTCTACAACATCACTGCCACGTTATTGTTCGGTGTTGCTGTCGGTCGGGCCACGAGCCTCCGTCGCCTCCTGAGCGCGTAAGCGACGCGGCTCAAGCCGCCTAAACGAGACCCCCTTGGCTAACCCCTTGGGGGTCTTTTGTTTTATTCCAAAAAACACATAAGTAATGAGCCTCTACGGAACCGAGTTTCTTAATGACGCCAAGGAGATGGTCGCCGACTTCGGCGTGGCTGGTTCTGCCAACTCTGGGGCCATTACCTTCCAATGCCTCATCTCCGACCCTGCCGTCCAGACCGTCCTCGAGGCAGGGGGGTATGTAGAGAAGACCCAGTACACGGTAAGGGTACCCGCTGTAACAGCCTCCTGGACCCTCCCAGACGGGTCTAATGGGTCATCGGCGGCCCTGCTCTCGGCTGGTGTCCCCATCGCCTCCCTAGCCCAAGGGAAGAAAATCGTAGCCGGCGGGAAGAACGTCCGCATCACGACTCAGACTCACAAGCCCGCGTCGGCTTGGATCACGCTCCTCGTCATCGACGACAACCAGTAAGCGCCGTGGTCAAGGTCACGCTTGTTCCTGCTAGTAAAGAGGCCTTTCTGGACGCTATCCAGAAGTTTGCCGCGGCGAGTAAGCAGACCATCCGAGACGCAACGCTCGAGCAAGCCGCCTTAGCCTGTCAGGACGCCGCCAAGTTTACACCCCCTTTAACTATGGGCGGTGGCGGTGGCCTAACCAACGATGCCAAAAAGGCCGGGGAGCGGGCCATCGACCGAGACGTGGGCAAGGTGTTTGAGTCCTCAACAGGTGGTAGTGCTGACACCAGGGCAAACCGAGTTATCCGGCGCCTTGGCTCTTTAGCCTTTAATAACAACCAAGGCCTGTTCTGGAAACTGGCCTCAAGCGAAGCGCCTATTATCGCCGCTAACTCCTTTGTAGCCCGTATGCTCTCAATGCAATATAAGGGCTTCGGAACAGACAAAGGGTTTAAGCGGGCAAAGAACTATTTTAACCGCATCGGCAGCCGAGTAGCTGGAAGGGCTTTAACTTCAGACGGGGCTCCCATCGAAGGGACGGCTACAATCGACTCGGTCTACAAGCCAGTCTATCAGCGCACCCTTGGACGTCTTTATCAGAACGGTCGCAACGTCAGCGGAATAAAGTACTACGATAAGCGCATAGTCCAAAAGAAGGGCGAACTAGATGCCTACATCGAACAACGCCAAGCTAGCGTTGGTGCTATCAAGTCGGGCTGGTACAGAGCCCTAATGTCCCTCCCCCGCCCGGTCATCAACGGCGTCGAGAAGAACGCTGGTTCGGACCTCCGTGCCGCTGGCTGGATTACAAGGCATACTAGCGTTGTAGGGCAAAGCATTACCGCCTTTACTGACAAGTCAGCCGACGTGACTATCCGCAACCTATCCGGCAACATCCACGGCATCGCCTATCAGGCGGGCGTCCTCGGACTAGTCTACGCCAACCGCATCAAGCAAATGCCCGCCAAGGTCCAGCGCCTTATCGCCGCGGACGTCGCCAAGTTTAACCGCAAATAACCCATGCCCGCCTCCATCCGTCACATCGTCGAGTCTACGCTCGCGACCTACCTCTCGACCCAGACTGGGCTTACCACGGTGTCCTTCCTCACGGGAGACAACGCCGCGACCCAGACCCTGCCCAAGGCCGTCGTCCTTTGCGACTCTGCCCGACCCCCTGCCAGCCTCCCAGACGGCGAGGGGAACTACGATTGCTCGGTCCGCATCACCCTGTTCTCAAACGCCGACGACACGACCCTAGCCGATCACCGCACCCGGTGTGCCGCCCTGGTCGGTAATATGCGTGACCTAGTCAGCATTAAGGCCGCCTTTGTCTCTGGCGGGGACGCGACTTGCTACGACGTTAGCATTGTTTCCGAGGACGAGGGGATTGACGAGCGCAGCTGGGCGACCTCCTTTGCCTTTAGCGTGATGTCCTGTCTGGCCCCGTAATCTTCCAAAACTCACATTGATATATGTGTGCCGCTGTAAATTCTGGAACCGTTTGCAAGTTTGGAATTGATGACGTCCAATTTGGCGAACTTTTCGTGCAGTCCTATTCGGTTAACTCAACTTTTAACCTATCTGGCTTAGTGGCTGACGAGGCTGGCCTGACTGTAACGGCCCGGTACGACGACCGTAAAACAGAGATGACTTTTGACGGCATCTGCATCACGACAGGTATGCCTGTCCTCGGAGCCGTTCTTTCGTTTACGCTTAACGTCGATACCGCTTACCCTGCTGGTGCTGCCTCTACAGCGTTTGAAGGGAACATCACCGCCATTTCTCAGAAGGGCACTAACAAGGACTTTACTTCGGTCTCGGTTACGGCAGTCAGTTACGAAGGCGTTGACCCTTCTCCTCCTCCTCCTTAATTGACCCAGCCCCGAGTAGGGGCATAGTCACGGCGTGGACCCTCGCTTCCTAAACGCCTACATCGACCCGGCTCCCTTTAAGTTGCTGGGTCGTTCTATGTACCCTTGGTGCCTCAAGTACCGCGTGCGACTGCTGGCCTTCAACTCCCCTCTGATCACGGGCGACCGCGGCATCACTCCCGCCGACCTTATCTTCGCCTGCAAGGTGTGCGCCGAGGAACCTTTGGGGGAGATTGGTTGGCGGGACAAAATCCGCATCTCAACGCTCAACCATAACCCGGCTAAGTTTGAGCAACTACTTAACGCCTTTGCCGGCTACATCCTTATCCAAGACTGGCCTAAGTTTTGGGAGCAGGACAAGAGCAAGAGCGGGGGCGACAACGGTTTGCCGTGGCCCCTGGCTATCGTTGCCAACCTGATCGCGTCGGGCATCCCAGAGCAGCGCGCTTGGGAGATGCCGGAGTGTCAGGCCATTTGGCTGAATACCGCTCTGGCCTTACGCAAGGGGGCAGAGGTAAAGATAATGACTCCCGAGGAGGAGGCCTTTATGGAGGCTAAACGGACCGCGGCGGCTTCCAAACCTACAGAGGAGAAGACCGACTAACATGGCCCAAACCCTAGAAGTAAACATTAAGGCTACCTCTGAAATCCCTCAGGCGATGGACAAGGCTAAGGCCGCAGTCGTTGGGTTTGATAAACAGGTCGAAGGCATCGGCAAGAAGTTTAGCAGCTCATTTAAAGACATCTTCCTGTCGTTCCTTGGCCCGATGGCTATCCTGTCGGGAGTGTTAGCCTTTATCGGTAAGGCCATTGCAGAAAACCAAAGAAAAAACCAAGAAGCCAACCGAGCTGCCATTGATGACACGAACGAGTTAATGTCAGCCCAAGACCGTTTCTACACAAAAAAACGTGAGAACGAAAAGTTGACACAGGAACAGATTGAACAAGCAAGACTTCAACGCGAAAACGTTACAAAAGAGTTCTTACAAAACGACCCAAGAGGACAAGCATTAATTATGGAGCAAGTTGCCGAAGGTGCTGGCGGCATGAAGCGAAAAGATTTTATCCGCGATGCTTTAATTGCTGATCAGTTAGCAAAAAGAAAACTAACACAAGACGTTGTCCAATCTTTGATTGATGAGGACATTAAAAACAACCCTGCTGTGGACACAGCCCCCACAGGCCCGACATCGTTTAGAACCCCCGAAGGCTTCGGCAATATCGTCGGCGTCGGCGCTAACCCTGTCATCGAGGCCATGACCATGCAGCTGGAGGAAGCCCGCAAGCAGACCGCCTTGCTTGAGTCCTTAAATAACAAGCAACCTGGCGGCGGTGTCCCTATAGACTTTACTAAAACCCCTGCAACTAACACACCCGCTCTAAGAGGGCGCAAATAATCTTTACCAATGGCTATCGTAATTGTCGGAAACGACCTTGTTAATCCCGTTCTCCAATCCGGCTGGACAGTCGTCGCTGACGGCTTCGGCCTTAACACTTCTGTCAGCGTCTACAAGGGCGACACGACTACAGAAATCGACACGTTCCTAGTCAAGGGGACCGCCCACCCAGACCCTGCTTATAGCTACCTTAAACTCGACAAGTGGCGCATTAGCTGGGACTCACTAGACGTTTGCACGATCACGGTGGACTACGTCGGTATCGACCCGGGGGCGGGCGAAGGACCAGCAGCAACCTTTACTACGCCAAACATCTCTGGTGCTAACGGCCTGACCAGCGAGCCCCTTACCTCGCACCCTAACTTCTTTACAAATCCCGCAGCGACTGGCTTTACGGGCACACTTGCAGGGCCGGGGCCTTACACCCTCAGCGCGCTTGGTCCAATCGTTAACTCTAAGACCACGCCAACAAAACCACAGCAGTCTTATATCGGTGCTAACGGCGCTTGCTTTGAGTCTCAGAACGGCGGGCGTTTCATTGGCTTTGTTGACCCTGCAACTCCTAGCCTTTACGGCAAGACCAACTACCTTGCTACGACTACGACCTATTCTGGCGTTATGTATAGTTCAGTGATTGGTAACGTTCAGGCGATGCTGGCTCTTCTTAATTCAGCATCATCGACGGCAACGTGGGGCGTTTTCCCACTGCTACCAGCGTGGGCTCCAATTGGAACTGTAGTTGGCGTAGGCCACGTCAACCTCCTGTCTCAAGTTAACGTTGAAGAGTTTGGCTCCCTCTACAAAATCAATTACGAAATCCGTTACTCAAAGACGGGATGGTCTGCCCGAGTCTATAGCAATATCGCTGTCGGCCCATGAGCATCCAACCAGGAGTAGGGTTTAACTTTAAGTCGTCTAACCACGGGATCACGTTAGACATAGACCCGGTGTGGTCGAACATGGTAAACACACCGCCCGACAAAACCCCAGACGGGGACGGGGATGTTATCGTTGATACCGACAATAAGTTCCTGTTCTCAAAGATGCGGGTCATTTGTCGCACGGCGAACAACTCCTATCTCAGTTGCCTACGCGAGTATAACTTAGTCGGCATGGCGGTCTACCCGACTGGCTCCAAGACGGCTGCCACCGCACCAAACACGGACCTCATCGACGATGGGGCGACCTTCACCCTTGTCCCTCCCGAAGCCCCGGCCACGACCAAGGAGTACGTTTTCAGCGTCATCCTTAATCACTACAACATCGCAAGCGGTACGCTCTCGGCTGGCGTCCCTTACGCGGCGCTGATGGAAGTCGGCGGTGATGCGTACACTAAGACCACCCCTGGCTTTGACGAGTCTGGCTGCGACAAGCAAACTTGGGTTAGCACATTTCAATACGTCCCTGTCTCAATCGCCATCCCAGAAGACCCCTTTGAGATTAACGGTAACCTCGAGATTGATCAGGTCGAAAAGGTACAGCAGTATAATTGCCAGCGTCTAAGGATTGCGACTATCGCCTGGAATAACGCCACAACCTCTTGGTACGTTACTCAGCACCTAGCCGGTCCAATCACTATCCCCTTTAACATCTTCTATGGTGGGCCTTATCGCTGGGAGGACACTGACGAGTTTGTCCCTCCGACTTGGTTTGCGGCTCCAGACTTTGAGCCTCAGCAGCTCGACTGGGAAGGCAACTATACTGGGTCGACCAAGTGGTCAGGCGGGGCGAACCCGACCGAGTCGATTACTATCTGACCCCCCTTCCAAACCCTGCATAAGTAAACGCCATGACCTGCTCGACCTCTGTCACTTTTAAGCGCGGCACGACCTTCGCGGCGACCGTCACCTACACCCCCGAGGCGGGCGGTCCGGCTAACTTGCTAACGACCACGGTGACCTCTTCGGTCATCGACTACTCTGCGGCGGTCTACCCCCTGACGATCACGATGGCGGGTGACGGCCTGTCCTTTGTGGCGGCCTACTCCCCGACTGACGCCTGGACCCTAGGCGGGGCACGGTGGGACATCCGCTTTGACTACAGCTCGACGGTCTTCTACTCGGAGACCATGCGCCTTAACATCATCGACCAAGTCACCGCTTAACCCATGTCTATTACCATCTCTTCCGAGGTTCTTGGGACGCTCTCGGTCACGGTGGCTGAGACGACTGGGGTGCTGTCGGTCTCTGTCCTAGCGACGGCTCCGGCTGTCCTGTCGATGGAACTGGGTACGCCCGGCCCTTCGCCGACGATCACGGTCGGGACGACGACGACCCTTGCTCCTGGTTCGCCGGCTACGGTGACGGACGTGGGCACGGCTCTCGCGGCGGTCTTCGACTTCGGCATCCCTCAAGGGACAACGGGTGCCACGGGGGCGACTGGGGCTACTGGTGCCACG